TTAAGGCACCAGCACTTCGATCATCACTTGATGGTCCGCCTTCCGTCCGTACGCTCCGTCGGCGGGGACGTCGATATAGAGCTGCTGATTTACGGTCTGTTCCCCCGAGGTCCCCACGGGCAAGGTGATGGAGTAATAGAATTTCTGGTACGCGGTGTTGTTCTGCACGTCACCCTGGCCCGAGTAGCTTGAGCCGACCCGGAACCGCTGAGAAGCGGTGGCGCCCGTCGACGGGTACATCGAGTGCAATTCGCCTGCGAAATGCAGGCGAACGACGCAATTCTCGCTCAGCGTCCCGACGTTTACCTGGAACGACCCCTTGTCCTGCCACGCGCCCGAAGCGACTTGCACCTGTTCCGCGATCGTTCCGGAGCCCGCCAGGTTGCCCACGAAATCCGAGATCCCCGTGCCGTCGAAGAAGGTGTCGCCCGCGACATCGGTGTCCGTGTATCCGCCGATCAACCGGACCTTGAAAAACCGCGCGTTCGCCACGGGAACGCACCCTAAAAGAATCTTCGTCCGAGTCGTCGGGTTGCTGGTCGACGAGAAGACCGTCGTGGGCGGCCCGATCTCGACCTTGGCCTTATCGTAAAACCGGAACTGGACCATCACCTTTATGCCGGCCACGGAGCAGCGGTAGATGACCCAGATCAAGCCGTTGAACAGCTCGCTCGTCGCGAGGTAGTCGCTCTCCAGGTACCCGCCGCCGTTGTTCGACCCCGCCGCGCGCGTGAACCGGTACGCCTTCGCGCCGTGCATCGGCGTGTCCGTGTCGTAGGCGGCGGACCCGCCAGGATAGAGGTACCGCGTCCAGGTGTCTGGGATGTTGTCGCCGTCCTCGTCGATCTCGAAGGAACCGTTCGGGATCCCGCCTCCTCCCCCCCCGCTGCCCCCGCCGCTGCCGGAGCCGATGATGGAGTATAGGTAGTCGAAGTTGTTCTTGATCTTCAGGAGGAGATCGGTCGTAACCGGCTCGTCCTGCTGGCATTCGGCCTGTGTCAGCGCTTCGTACGCCATTCCTTGGCTCTCCTTCTAATAGGGGTGGTACCCGGGATCCCCGTTGCTCATCTTCCCGTCGCTCCCGGCGATGTATCCATATTCGCGCTGCGCCGAGGTCGCGGCCATATAGTCCGGCTGGCCGGAAGGCCCGATGATGCAGTATCGCCGGTCGCTCATCTTGAGCAGCTGGTACCCGACCTTGCCGGCCTTCATCTCGCGCTTCACCACCTGGAAGGAGAGCCCGGGGATCGGCGATCCGTCCGGAAGCAGGACCTCGTCGGTGGTCAGCAGCACCCAGTCCCCGGTCTTGATCGCGCTGTCTTTCAAGTCCAGATCGAAGGAGACAAGCGTCTGCCCTTCCCGGGCCTGGAGGACCTTGCGCCCGGCCAAGTTTTTCACCGCCTGGGCCGCAAGCTCCTCCTGCATGTAGGTGGCCGACAGCCACCGGCAGAAGATCTTCTTCTCCATCACCTCGCCGTACGCGTTGGCACTCTCCGCCCCCGCGTCGACCGCGACCTCGAGGCGGCTATAGGAGAGGACGTCGTCCAATTTCCCGATCGGGTTCTTGTCCCAGTAGATTGCGCACCGCGTGAGCCTGGCCTTCTCGTTCAGATCGATCCCGGCGGATCCCGAGAGGATCCCGCTCTCGTCGTTGATCGCGTGGTACTCACGTCCCGGAGCGTTGGGCACGTTGCGGCGGACGGTGACTTTCAGGTCCTCCCCGATCCAGATCCGTGCGTCCAGGAGATCCACGATCTCCATCACCAGCTCGGAGAGTTTCACCGGTTCCGACACCACGGCGAAGAACAGGATCTCGCCGGTGGGCCATTCCCGCGACTCCGTAAACGACGGGAGGTTCAGGTCCGCGTCCGAGAGGCCCCCGTCGGTTTTCAGGAGATCGTCCTTCAGGATGTCGCACCAGTTCCCGGGGCCGTAGACGCGGCACTTCTGGACCTTGGCGTTTACCGCGTGGTCGTCGGCCACGGTGCGAAACGCTCCCCGGGCAAGCGTCAGGATCTGCCTTGCCTCGGTGTTGATCGAGGCGTAGCCGATCACCTCCTCGTCGAGCCGTATGTAGCCCGAGGCGTCCAGCCCCTCCACGGAGGTGAGCGTCGCACCGAAAGTGGTCGCCGCATCGAGGTCCGCGGCGAGCTTGCTGTCCAACTTCGGGGGGACCTCGATCTTGGATAAGTCCCGCAGGAGGTCGACCGCCTCCACGCGCACCACGCCGCGGCCGAGGGTGATGTTCTCCAGCACCCCGTTCCACCGCTCCTTGTAATACTCGTCGCTGTCGCCTAAAAACCCCTCGAACACCCGGATGCGCCTGCGCCGGTAGTTCGGATTGCGGGCGAGAAGGCGCTTCCAGAACGTCCCGGGGTGGGAGGAGCGCTGGCTCCAGTACGGATCGGTGTGCACGTCGATGTCGGAAGCGTCGTCGTAGAACTCGACGTTGATCCGCGAGTTCACGGTGAGCGAGCTCTTGATCTCGGTGGGCAAGACCTTCAAGCCCTTGACGTACGGCCGGACGTCGTCGAACGGCTGGGGCGGCTCGGAGAACAGGTAGTCCCGGTCCTGGCGCAGGAACGCGGAGAAGTACTTGCACGTCGCCCAGGTGTTGTAGCAGGGAACGCCCGTCGCCAGGCACGGGTCCACCCCGAAGGTGCGGCCGCAGAAGTCGAGGGTGATGATGACCCGGGCAAGGGGCGTGCGGCCCGCGGATACCGGCACCACCGTCGTTGCGCTGACGACCGCGGATTCCCCCGATTCGAGCCCCTCGTCCACGACCGTCACGAAATAGTAGTAGGTCGTCTCCGGCAAGAGCGACGGGTGGATGAACGGCGAGGAGACGCCTTCGATCTTCGTCCCCGTGGACTTGGTGATCCCTTCGACAAAGCCCCAGTACAGGTTGTACGAGTCGGCCCCGGCAACGTCGTCCCAAGAGACCGTGATCTGCCCGATCCCGCCGACGGCCGAGACGTTCCCGGGCGCTACCGGCCCGACGATGAATTCCACCTGGGCGCGGAACTGCGAGACGCGGCATAGCGGCGGCGGCTGGAACTCCACGCCCGCGAACAGGTGGGTGATCGTCTGTCTAATCGTGGGGGCATATTCGACCTGCGCCCCGAGCTGGGAGAGCTTCTGCTGCGGGGTCGGATCGTACTCGCCTTGCGCCCCAACCTGGGTTGTTTTTACCTGGTCCGCCATGGCCGCCTTCTTACGCGATGGCCTTGATGCCGATTTCCATGCCGTTTACTTCCGACGGGGTGAAGGCTTGGGAGGTGGCCGGGTTGTTCACCCAGATGTCGCGGACGTGCTCGGAGAGGCCCGTCGGCAGGGCGACGGCGCTTCCCTCATAGTCCACGCCCCCGCTCCGGATGACGAAGGACAGGTTCTGAGGCGTCGCGGCCCCCTCCTTCTGCGCGCGCGCGGCGAACTGGACGCATTTGACGGCCGAGGCGTCCGAGGGCAGGTTGTTCGCGGCGTAGGTGTCCTTCTGGCCGACTGTGTTCGTGGTGATGTAGTCCGCGTCCGAGGGCGGGACCTCCTCGACGCAGTCCCAGTTGGCTCCCACCGACGGCGTCCACTGTGCCGAGTTCCCCACGCCGGTCGGAAATACCCCCGCGATCTTGGTGTCGCCGGGCCATCCCGTGTCGTCGACCACGACGTTGTCGAAATAGGCATTGGCATATTGCCCTTGAGTGAAACCCGTCGCCGTCCCGACCCGGAACGAGTCAAACGTGGTATCCGTCCCGGGCTTGGTATCCCCGGTGAAGTCTAAAACCGTTAAGCCGTTCAGCCTCATGACGACCCGGCCAACGGTGTCGTCGATTTTGATATAGATTTCGACCTTGTAGGTCACATTAGTCGACCACAAGCCCCCAGAGGAGACTTCCAACATGGCGGTAGGTTTCCAAATTTGGAAGACACCGCTCGTATTGGCGTTAACAAGGACCAGAGGTGTATTGCCCTTGTGAACGGATAATATGCCAAGTGAATTCACCCCCGTCGGGCGCCACCGGAAGGCGAAATATCGCTCGATTGCGGCGGAGAGTGATCTTTGTACAAAGTCAGTAGTACCGGTGCATTCCAGGCAGTAGTTGCCGTCCATGTCCAGCCCGGCCGAGGACACGACCGTCGCCCCCAACGACGTGGGCCAGAACGCGAGGTTTCCGTGCTCGAAGCCTTCCACGAAAATCCGTCCCATCGTCTACTCCTTCGCCCCCTCGATCTCGATCTCGAAGGTCTCGTAATAGGCGAGCACACTCACGTCCGGTCGCCACTTGTACCCGTCCGGCACCGCCCCGTAGTGGACCTTGTCCGGATAGACAGAGAGGTCCCAGCCCCAGAAAAAAGGTTTCAGGTTGGAGGCATGCCCGTCCCAAAACGGCGCAAGGTTCGCATCGAGCCAGGTTCGCGTCAAGTTCGACCACTTCGCGCGGACCCGGAAGGTCTTCCACCTTACCGTCACCCCCAGGAACACGCCGAGCTTGCTCCGGTTGGTCTCCCCCTCGATCCCCTCCTCGGAGGGGACGAAGGGAGAATCCGGGGGATACGGGAAGTCGATGCGGGGCCCGACGACGGTCACGGCCATCTGCGGCGCGGCCGTGCAGCCGGTCATGTTGATCCGCCAGTACCGGGCCGTGGCGGAGGCAAACGTCTTGAGGATCGCCTTGTCCGTGGCCGGGGCGAACCCGGCAAGGCGCGTGGTCCAGTCGGCGCCGTTGTCAGAGCTCTCCATCGATGCCGTCGCGGAGACGGTCTTCAGGTTGTGCTTCTTGATCCCTAAGGCGGACGCCGCCTGGGCGTTGCCTGCGCCGAGGTCGAGCGTGACGGACTGCGACCCGCCGGCGTTCGCCTTCCAGTGCGTGTATTCGAGTCCGTCGGAAAGGCTCTCGACGTAGTAGCCCGCCGCGGCGGATGACGCGGAGAGCGTCCCAAGGGGAAGCAAATTCGTCGCGAGGATGACCGGCGGCATCGTCACGTAACCCCGTCCCCCGTAGCTTTGTTGAGATACGGCAAGAGGGATCGGGCGATGGCGTCCGCGTCGCCGTACAGACCGCCCTGAACGGTGATGTTGACGGAAATGGGCCGCGGCCCTTGAGACTCGGCTTGCCGAGCGGGCAGCGAAGGAGAAGCGGACGAGCCGGCAGACGACGGCACCCCGCCGCCGCCGACGGATGCGACCGCCCCCGATCCGCCGGGCTTCGAGGAGGCGATCGCCCGGACCTGGGCCATGCCGAACGCGATCGCCGCCGCGGCGGCGGCCACCCCCAGAGCTGGGCCGACGTAGGGGATGGACGCCATCGCATTGTAAGCGCCCACGGCGGCGGAGTAGGTGTTCATGACCGTCTCGCCGATTCGATACGCCTTCATCATCTCGAACGCCGCGCCGCCTTTTTGTCCCTGCATCGTGTAGAGGGAATTGGCGAGGCTGCCCAGCATTCCGAAGGTGGCCGCGGTCATCGCCACCTTTTGCGCTTGTGCGATTGTCTCCTGCTGGAGGTCGTACTCCCGGTAGGCGTCCTTGATCTGCTGTTCGGACGCTCCGATCTCTTCCAGGTACATGATCTTCTGGTCCTGAAGGGCCGACCAGCGTTCGAAATCCTTTGTGTACGGATCCTCCCCGGCGTTGATGGCGGAGACCACCCCGAGGTTCTGCCCGAACTCGCTCCCGCCGATCTTTCCGAAGGCCTCCTGCGTACGGGCGGTCTGCTGTTCAAAAAGGAGATCCCGCTGTTCCCGCATGAGATCCGCGATTTTCGCTTCCACTTCCACGCGCCGGGCGGATAGCTCGAACGCCTCCGTAGCCTTGCTCGTGGCGATCTGATCCTGAAGGATTGCTTCCTTGCCGAGAATTTCCAGGAGCTGCGCTTCCGTCCCTACAAATTCCCCTTCGACGGATAAGGCGTCCGCTGCCAGCCAGTTCCGTTGCCGCTGGATTTCGAGGATGGCGCGTTCGGATGCGGCTTTCTCCGCGATTCCCTGCATTTCTGTGTTATGGCCGGTAGTAACGGCCAGAGCGTTTAACTCCTGCCCGGCCCGGATGCGCTGCTCCTGCGCGTCGAGGGAGGCCTTCCCGATCGCCTGCGTAAGCTCCAGCTTCCTTTTCTGCGTCTCCTCGTGCATCTTTAATTCGATGGCGGATATTTTTAAGGATCGGGCGATTTCCGCCTCGTCCCACTTCGCCGAGTAGTCGACATACAGGGCGTCGTAATAGATCTTCGAGGCGTGAAGGTCGTTAAGCTTCTTCACCTCGTCGTTAAACCAAATATTCAGCCTGATAAACTCCCGGTCGTATTCGCCAGCCGACGCAAGGTCCTTCTCCTCGATGTACTTCCGGTACAGTTCCGCAAGTTGATCGAGTTGCTTTTTATTCCCGTCGCCGCCCATCGCGGGAAGAGGAACACCGCCCGCCGCCTTCCCCATGTCCCCAAGGCTTGCAAGCGCACCTTTGATGTTCGCCAGCGCGTCCATCGCGGACTTCGCCGCGTTGCCGTAGGCGGTGTCGGCCTTCTTTGCCCAACGCTGCGTGGCGCCTTCGGTTACACCCAGCCAGTCGGTGACCATCGCACCAGTGGTGACGAGTGTGTCGAACGCCCCCGCCAGGCCGTAAACAAAAGTCATGGCGACCTGGAAGATCGCCATGAAGGGCTGGCCGACGATAAGAAGAAGGCTCCCCACGAAATACTTCATCCGCTCGACCGAGTTATTGAACCGCTCCATCCGGTCGGCCGCGGAGTCCATGTCATCTCCGAGCGTCGCCTGCACCTGCGCCATCCGCTCCGCCACGATGGTGTACATCGCCTGAGCCTTCTCGGTTTTACTCATCGTGTCGGCGTATTTGCCGTACTTCGCTTCCAGGTCGACGATGCCTACCAAGGCTTTCAAGCCCTGCTCCTGCCCCGTAGCGATCGATCGGGAGAGCATTTCAAACGCATCGGCGGTCGATACGGTGCCGGCCCTGATGTGTGACAGCGACACCGACCACGAGGCGATCTGCGTAAGTTGATCGGGTCCGAGACCCTTCATCAAGGCATCCCCCGCAACCTTGGCGGCGGCCCCCATCCCGATCAGGCCTTTGGATTCCTGCTCGATCTTCGAGACTAAATCCTGCGCCGTCATCCCGTACTGCCGAGTCAAGGCGTCCAAGGAAGCCATCGCCTCGTCGGTCTGCGCGGCCTTTTCCATCAAGCCCCAGATCGACTGGAACGCTTTGACGGCGGCGTAGATCCCAACGGACACCTCGGCCCAGTGGGATTTCAGGCGCTGGGTTAAGGACTGCGTGCGCCCCGTAATCTTCTCCGTCTCGTCCCCGACCATCCGGATACCGGTGACGGCACCGGTTGGATCGGCGGTGATAACGACGCTTATCCTGTTTTCATTGGCCATCGGGCACCTTCGGACTCTCCAATTCGTGTTTCATCGCGCCAAGATCCAGCCATTCCTCGATGGAGAGGTCGTTCTGGGCAAAGGGGAATCCCCCCTGCTGCAGGGAGTAGAGAAACCAGATGTGGCTGAACCAGGCAGACGGGATGTACGGCTCCCGGTGCTCGCACCTCGCGCATATTGCCGCCAGATGCGGCCCGCTGCCCTTGGCGCATCCTTTTTTGCGCTCCGGGGTGCAGTTCTCCCGGAGGGCCTTTAGCTCTTCCCCAAAGGGAGGATCTCTTCCGCCTCCCCGAACTCGACGTCTTCCGCGTTCTGCCCGGACCGGATCCCGTCGAAGACGATATGCGCGACGGTCGTCACGATGTCGGTGGCGGTTTCCTTAAGCAAATTCTTCCAGTCCTCCCGGTAGTGCGGGGAGTCCGGATCCGTGGAGATCGGCTGCCCGTCGTACCCGAACGCCCCCTCCTCGAACCCCGTGAGGATCTCCAGGCCGAATTTGAGCGCCGGATCGAAGTTATCGACTACGACCTTGTTCCCCTTCCGGCGGATCGATTGCTGGCGGTACGATTTGACCTGGCTGGTTGTCGGCGTCGCATAAAACACACCGATCTGCGTTCCGGAAAGCGTGTCGTCCAGTACGAGCTTGTTCCGATCGTCTTTTTTAAGGTCTCTCATAGAACCTCCGTTTTCCTAGTTGAACGTCACCGTGACGTCGTCTTCGCCGGCGTCCGGGCAGACCAGAAGCGTTACGGCGTGGGTTAAGATCCCTTCCCGCTCCCCGAACTTGGTCGAGTCGATGACAACCTTCGGGCAGTCAAGCTTCATGCGGTTGCCGGGGGTTTCTCCGAAGGTGATGGAGAGCGCCTGCTCGGTCCCCCCGGTTAAAAGCGTGAGCGGATTGAACGACGAGAGCGCCGGGGCCTCCGGGTCGATCTCCGCCGTGACCTTGCGCTCCTTGATGAAGTGCGCGAGGAACCCGGTCGCCGCGTTTACGTCGGGACGCTTGGCGATATCGTTCCCGTACGTGAGTTTGAAACTCTCGATCGTCCCGGCAAAGACCCCGAGGGTAAACAGCCCGGATTTAAGCGCCGGCGGGATGGAGGCGTTGTAGACGGCGTTTGTGGGAATGGAAAGGTCTGCAGGACCTGCGTAGAGCCCCTGGAAATCCCACTTGATCTTGCCGAACTCCCCGGCCTTCCCGTCGAGGGACCAGGTGCCGCGACAGCCGGTGACCACGTACCGAATGTCGTGCTGCCAGAAGTGGATCGTGATCGACGGCCCTTCAATGGCATCTAAAGGGCTGTAGGCTACCGGCCCGGTCGTTGGAGTTACGGTTTCCAGCATGCCGCATCCGACGAACAGGACGCCGATCTCCGGAGGGGTATCCGGAGTTGAGTCCCCGCTGCCCTTAACTTCAGTTGAAAACGAGACCTTGATCGCCTCCCCGATGCTGATCGCGGGACGGTTTCCAAGGAACGCCTTGACGTTTAAACGGTCCAGCTTCTTCATCACGACCTCCACCTCGGGCAGGTCGGTCAGGATGGCGTTTAACGCCGTCGTCGGAACGGGGTCCACCCCGTAGGAAGCCTCTTTTTTAGCCAGGATTAATGCTCTATTCTTAAACATTTACTTTAACCTCCTACGGCGACCCGAACGGGTGCCGATACAGAATCTGATACGTATGTTGGAAAACGGAAAGCGTTCGCCCGGGGTCAAGCGACATTACGTCACCGCCGTCCCGGCTGGTATTGAGCGCCTTTGCGTTTCGATAGATGTCCGCCGAGATCGCCTGGTGGACGGCGGCGTACAGGGTCTCGACTGACGAATCCCGGCACCATACCTCGACCACGACCGTCCAATCCCACGTTTCGAATCCGACCGGACCTTGCGCCTTGCGTTCCGGACCCTGGAGGATGAACGCCAGGGGAAACGTCACGGAATCAAGGTCCACCTCCTCTGCCTTCCCGGTGATGACCGAGGCGTCGGCGAACTCCGTCATCCCTTTCAGCGTCGTTTCCAGATTCGAGAGAATGTCGGATCGCCAGCTCACGTCAGTACGCCTTTCCAAGGATCAGCGTGCTCCAGCCCGTCTCGTCGTGGTGGATCTTGAGCACGTGGTAGGTAACGCCGTCGAATACGAGGGGTTCTTTCTGCCTGATCCCGACCACATCGGCCGACTTGCACCCGGCCTGCGCGATGGCACCCTGCGGGACGATGCCCCCCCCAAGGTTCACATTTTCCACGCCGAGGGAAAACGCCACGCGAAGTGTAGTCTGCGCACCGCCGGTGGGCGTCCACAGAGCATCCCTGCCGCTGAAATCGTCGGTCACGAACGCATCGTGGTCGAAGTCGAAGGCCATCAGTCCCCCGGAAAAGGGAGGGACGGTCCTCTGCCCCTCCCGTCAGGCCGATTTAGGTGTGGATGTTGGACAGCAGATATCCCGCGCCCGTGAACACGAACGCCTCGTCCGTGTATTGGCGGACCCGGTAGATGTCGCTGCGGGTCTGCTCCTCCCGGTACGACTCCGTCACGATGTTCTGCGGAGAATCCGCAGTCCACAGGAACGTCCGCCCGATGCAGGGCTCCCGCAGGTCCGGGCCGCCGGAAGAGACCCGGAAAAGGCCGGCGTACTCGTCGTCCCAGATGTCCGCGGCGGAAATCGCCTTCCCCTTCTTCGCGCTGTCCTTGATCGCACCGCCGACCAGGATCCGGTCGATGTCGAAGAACGCCGCAAGGTTGCGCTTCTTCGCCTCAAACGGCTGAATCTCGAAAGGCACCGCCCCGTAGCGAAACGCATCGGTGACCTGCTTGGCAAGCAAGAGCGAGTTGAAGACCTTTTTGGAGATGAGGAGCACGTTGGGTTCGGGCTGGCCGGCGGCACGCATCGCCTCCTTCGCGGTAGCGACGTCCTCCCGCGGAGCGCAGGTCGCGGCGGTGTTCCACTCGACGCCGACCGCCGAGGTCTGTGTGATGTTTCCGGTATTGAAGATCTTCGCGGCGACACGGGCTTCCTGGGAGCGAAGCACGATGTCCGTCGCACGAAGGGCCGCCACCACCTCGGCGTCGAAAAACCGCCGGTACAGCTTGCGCTCCACGTCGTCCACCGGCTCCTCCCACCCGTTCTCCTTGCAGGAGTAGGTTCCGGTTTCGAACTCGTAGTCGCCCCGATTGTAGGCGCCCCGGGGTGCGCGAGAGGTGCTCTGGAGCTTTAGCAGAGCCTCGAACGGGATCACCGGGTAGTCGGCGGACTGCTCCGGGACATCGAGGGTCGGGAGCAGGTCCAGGCAGATGAATCCCCGGTCCGCTGCGTTCATCACGTACTCGTAGACCAACGCCCCAAGATCGGGACGCTGGATCGTCGTCGAACTGGTAGGTCTGGGCATCTTTAAAGTCCTCCTTGGCGATAAAAATTAAAAAGCCCGCTCGAAGGCGGGCCCGTCAGACGTTCTGGAAGGCTAAAGGGGGTTTAGGGATGGTCGATGATCTTCACGATATCCCCGTCGGCCGCGGCTGCCTCGACGGCGTACCCGATGATCGAGCCGGCGATCACGTCGTCCACCTTCCCCGCCGCCGCTCCGTACAGAGCCGCGCCCACGGCAAACGCTCCCGCGGCGGTTACTTCGTGGATCCCCGGGGACTTCCTGCTCCGAACCGTGACGAGTGCGCCGCTGGGTGCGGCGAACTCCGTGATGCCGATGTGCTCCTCGCCGGCACCGGCGACCTCGACCTGGGGAGGCTCGGTAGTGGAGCCCGCAGTGATCTTCACCCGCACCTTGGGCGTAAGGGCGCCGTTGGCGGTAAACGTCATGTCTCCTACGGTCCAGCTCATGTTCTACCTCCTTGGTTTCGTGAAAGTTTGATCGGCCGCACCACCGGCGACCGGGGTATTTTAGCGGCTTGATCCCGCCTGCTGCCGTGCGACGAACTTCTCGTGCACCTCGGGATGCGCCGCGGCCACCGCCCTGATCGCGTCCCCACGGGAGCAACCCTTCTCGGCCCGGTACTCCTCCACCAGCACCTCGAAGGTCTTCTCCTTCTTCTCCGCCTCCGGAAGAACTCCGTCCACGGCCACCGCCGGGACCGGCTTCGGGGCCTCCCCTCGGATCTCCTCCAGCTTCTTCGTGCGGACCTGGTTCTCGGCTTTTACGATCCGCATGGCGACATCCGCGCCCGTGCTCCTGCCGTCCTTCTTCGCCTCGGCCACGATCGCCTCGTAGCCGGGGAGTGCATGTTCCTCGATCCCCTGGATCCGCTCCCGCTCCAATTGCGCGCCCTCATCCCGGAGAGCGTTGGCGATATCGGGGCAGTTCTCCGATATCCACTTCGCATCGATTTCCAGCGTGTCCTGGATATCGATCACCTGCTCGCCAGCCTTTACCTTCATCGGTTCCTCCTTGATATCCGCGATTGCCGCCGCAACGGCACCGGCTGCGGCGGGTTTTCCCACCAGTTCCCCGGCGGACAGCTTTCCGATCAACTCCTCCATGGTCGCAACACCGTCGACCAGACCCGCATTTACCGCCTGACGGCCGAAGAAGATCCTTCCATCGGCCATCTGCTCCAGCACTTGTTCTTCAGAGACCCCGCGGTGTTTGGCAATGTCTCCCACAAACGCCGAGTAGACGTAATCGACCATCTCCTGCATCGTCTGCCGCCCTTCCTGCGACAGCGGGGCGTGGCGGGAGGCGATCCGCTTGTACTTCCCGGCGGTGATCTCCGTGGTCTTAACGCCGACCATCTCCTCGGCTTTGGAGATGTCCATGTGAGCCGCGACGACTCCGATGGAGCCTACCTGCGCGGTGTCCCCCGATATGTACACGGCATCCGCCGCGCTCCCGATCCAGTAGGCCGCGGAAGCCATCACCCCGTCGGTATACGCCACAACCGGCTTCTCGCCCCGCGCAGAATGGATCATCCCGGCCAGGTCCGCCGTCCCGTCGATCCCTCCGCCGGGAGAGTCGATGTTCAGGAGGATCGACCGGACTTTGGGGTCGGCAAGAGCCGCGGAGAACTGCTCCTGGACGTGGTAGGTCGAGATTCCCCCGGAGATTTTCGTGAACAGGCTCATCCGCTTGGCGACGATTCCCTCCATCTCGATCACCGCCACGCCATTTACGACCTCGTAAGGCTTCGGCTCGTTCGCAAGCGGCTTCCCCAGCCGGATCTCGATCGCGGCCAAGTCGATCTTTTCCCCGCGCAGGTGCGTCCGGTAGATCGCCTGGATCTCGATCAGCTTCTCCGGGACGATCGCCCAAGGACTCGTGAGAACGTCGATCAGGCGCATGGTCAGCTCTCCTCCGGCTGGTCTTCGTTTCCCGGAGCGTCTGTCGGCTTCGCCGGCATCCGGCTCCCTGGCAGCACCTTGGGCGTGGAAGGCTCGGGGGCAAGCCCGGCTTCTTTAAGCAACCGCTGCTCCTTGCGCATCTGCGGCAGGTTTCGCTCGAAATCCCCGCCGGTCAGCGCCGCAGTCTCCTCCGCCACGGTAGAGAGGCGAAGCTCGAGCCGCTTCCCCGCGGCCTCGACTTCCTTCACCGGGTCGATCTGTCCGGGTGCCGGGCCGATCCAGTCCGCCCCGAGGTAGGCTTTGCGCAGGAGCGGATCCGCAAAATACCCGGGAGCCTTGATCCGCCCGAGCGCAACGGCCTCGTCCATCCAGTTTTCGAAGAGGATCTGGCAGAAATTCGCAGCCAGCCATTCCCTGCGGGACCGGAAAAACCGCCACGCCTCGAGGAGTGCGGCCCGGGCGGCGGAATACGATGCCGTGAAATGCTTGACGAGGACCTCGAACGGCAATTCCAGCGCCACGCCGATCTGACGCAGGACCGCCATAACGAACGGGTCGAATGCCTGGTTCGGCCGCCCGGGGTTGGCCGTCTGGATCTCCTCTCCCCGGGCGAGGTTCAAGATCGCCCCCGAGGCGAGCTTGAAATCGTCGTCCGAGCCGCTTCCCCCCACCTCGGAGGTCGGCTCCATGGGGGAGAGCCCCGCCCCACCGCTCTCCGATTTGACGAATACCGTAAACATCCCGGAGATGACGGCCGCCATGATCTCCGCCTCGGTATACCGCCCGAGTTGCTTCAGCGGCTCGATCACCGGAGCGAGGTACGGTACCCCGCGGGATTGGCCGGGGCGAAGCGTCTTAAACAGATGGATCACGTTGCGCCGCCCGGTCTTGCCAAACGCCGGGACAACCGTCCATGTACGGGATGCGTTTCGGTAATACGCCGACCCCGGATGCTGGTCGAGGATGTGATACCGGATCGGGGCTCCGTAGCTGTCGCGCTCCACCCCACCGGCGAGCGTCGCGGTGTCCTGCACCGCATCTTTATTGCAGACCCGATCCCCCTCGATCATCTGCATCTTCATGCCGTAGGGGGATCCGGGACGGATGAGGCTCGGCATGAGGATGAACACATCGCCGTTCTCGATGACCTGCCGAAGCGCGAGTTCCTGCTGGGATACGCCGTTGAGCGTTCGCGCCAGGTCGCATTCGGGAGAATCGAAGAACAGGTGCCATTCCCGCTCGGCCTGCGCCTCCCATGCGTCGGCCTGCTCCTCGGTCAGATTCAGAATGTCCCGGTCGACCTGGCTTTTAAGCGTCAGGCCGGTCCCCACGACGTTTGTAACGACGGTATTGACCGCTCCCACCGCCAGCGGCTCGTTCCGAAGCAGGTCCCGGGACCGCTCCCGCAGGGTCGGAAGATCGGAGAGGATAACGGCGTCGGCGTCTCCCTTCTGCGCGATCCACGAAAGCGTCTGCCGGCGCGAGGTAGAGGCCCCGACATATCCACCGGCCACGGCTGCGGAGAAGCGCGCAGCGACCCGCTTGTTCGCCCGGGCGGGATCCAGATACCGGATCGCCCGGTCGATCAGGTTCTCCTCGACGGAGAGGATCTTGCTGCCGAACCGCGCCTCGTACTTCATGCCGGGGTACCGCCGTAGACCTTGATTTTCCGGGACACGTTCGATTCGCCGGATAGCTCCTGGCATTTCTTGTCCCAGAAGTCGATCTGCTGCTGAATCGACCTCGCATCGGCACGGGTAAGGGACCGGCCCCCGATGGTGTAAGCCTGGCCGCCGGCAACCGCGGTGGATGCCGCCATCCAGCTCGTAAGTTGCGCCTCCGCTTGGGCGAGTGTGATTCCCGCCATCCCCTATCCTCCGATCCCTCGACTGATGACCCGGCGGCCTAAACCTTGAGGCCGTAACTCCCCCGGCACCGGTACCCTCTTGTCGATCTCCCGCGCCTGCGCCTGGATCATCGCCGCGTATCGTTCCAGATCGGGGTTCAAGGCGATCAAGGCCGCATAGCCGTATACGCGGCAGTCCAGCCCCTCGTTGCGTTCCCGGTTTTTCTTCCAGATGAACTTGACCTCGCCCTTTTCCCGGATCCTGATGAGCGATTCCGCCGTGAGCTGCTTGAAGTACTCCTCGTCCGCCGACATCGAGAAGTGCATGAATCCGGGGCCCGGAGCCTCGAGTTTTAGGCGCGACAGGATCGTCCGCTTGATGGCGTCCGTTCCGATGATTCGCAAAGGGACATTCCCGGCGTTATTTCGTCCCGGACGGCCCACGGCAGGGATCCCCGTCTTGCTCCCGCCTTTTAGCGCCCAGATGCGACGCTCCTCGCGGGGCTTGCAGAACTCGTAGACCTTCGTCGTCGCGTGGCCGCCGGAGTCGATCCCCGCCGCCATGATGACGAGCGTCACGCCGAGTTCGTGCGGGTACCGCTTCGACAGGAGGATCTCCAGGTCCTGCCAGGGGCGAAGGTCGGTTTCCGTCCGGCCCGGGATGACGGCATATTCGATCTGCCACGACTCCTCGCCGGGGGCCCATCCGATTACCTCGGCCTCGATCCGGTCGTCCTGGACATCCACGCCGACGGTGATCGCGCATATCCGCTCCGGCACAAGCGGTCCGTAATTCTCGCGGCGGGCAAGCAACGACCCCTCGTCCACCGTCGTGGTGTCCTCCTTCCACGTCTCCCCCAGAGCCGCATTCACGAAAACCCGGAGCTGCTCGGGGCTCTTGGACCGGACGGCATTGACGAACCGGACGGCCAGTTTTGGAAGCGTCGTCCAGGGCGAATAGATCGACGAGATGTGAAACCCCGCGATCCCCTTGACCCATGGACGTGTCGCCTCCCATCGTCCCCGCCGGACCATCCGATACCGCTCATGATCCCCAATGCGCCCCCGGCAATACGCGCACTCGTAATGCACATCGATAGGATTGCCGCGCTCATCCTTTGACCACTTGACCTGCACCCAGATGAGCCGCTGGTACTTCCCGCACCCCTTGCGGGGGCAGGGGACCATGAAGTACCGCTGGTCTGATTTGTCCCACTCGTCCTCGATGCGCGAGATCTCATGGACAGTCGGAGTCGATCCCTTGTAGGTCTTCGAGTTCCAGAACGTCTCGGTGCGGACAGTCCCCAGCTCGATCGCGTCCCCCTCTTCCTTGACGGACGGGGGATACTTGTCCACCTCGTCGAACAGGACGATCCGGATGGGCCGGGAGGCGAGGTCCGCGGGGCTGTTCGCCGTGGCCACGGCCAGGATCCCGCCCTCGAAGACTTTCTCCTGGATCGTGTTCGAGGAGTCCTTCGCTCGGGGATCGCCTACTTTCCCCCGCAGGACGGGCGTATCCCGGAGCATCGGGGCCAGCCGCGACTTGCTCCAGGAGTTCACCATCTTGATGTTGGGCTGCACCACGAGGATCGGCGACGGATCCTGGTGGATGTGGTACCCGATGATGTTGTTTATGATCTCCGTGGAGCCGACCTGCGCGGATTTCATGAAGACGACGGTTGATATTTCCGGGTCGCAGGCGGCGTCCATTACGCCGCGCAGATATTCAACGCGCGACGTGCTCCACTTGCCCGGCTCCGCGCTTGCCTCTGCCGACAGGACGCGGAACTCGTCCGCCCACTGGCTGATCGTCAGGTCCGGCGGGGGTCGCAGCACCGTTGCCGCCGACCGGAGAACCCTCTCCATCACTCCGTATGATTCCGGAGAAATCAAAGGCGGAGAGTTCGTGGAGGGCCTCCCTTATCAGTTCGCGCAGGACCTTTTCTCGTGCGGCGTCGCCCGAACACCCTTTTAGCCGCGGGACGGCTTTCCGAGGGATGGCATCGATGCGGGAGCCGAACGCGGAAAACGCGCGCTCGATGGATTTCTGGACCAGCGGGGTCGGGATCAACTCGTTACGGGCCTTGGCGTTTTCCATCGCCATCTTGTCCGCCTGCTCACGAGTAAGCCTGGCCCGCTCGGAAGCGATATCGGAGGATTGCTCTCCATCGCGGCCAATCGATCGGTCCCGCAGATACCGGATATACCCGCGGACGGCGGGAACCAGTTCATACCTCCCCTTCTCCGCCCGAGGGATCACTCCTTCGTTTGCGAGGTGCTGGACCCGTCTCGGAGTCAAGTCGAGAAGCTTGGAGATGACTGCGACGGGATAGGTTTGTGCCGCCATTTACGCCCTTCGCCGGACGATCACCGAGGTCCACCCTCCGAGATTGGGGCTAGGACCGGCAACCGCCCATCCTTGTGCAAGGTACTGGTCTAGGTCCGGGAGGAGGACGTACTGGTAGTGGGTCAGTTTGATTTCGTGAGCCTGCACTTCATTTACTACAACTTCGCCAGGATTCATCAGACGCTGAGGGTCACACCTGCAATAGAGGCAGGGATATCGGATCATGTGTGGTCTATAGAAGAAATAGCCAGGTTAATGGAATCTTAATTACAAACATTAAAATGCATTGATTAATACTATTTGATATTATTGCTCCATCCATCCCAAAGGAGGGGCAAAGGCATGGCGTACCGTAGACGGCAAGGCTCGGACGCGTGGCACTGGTGTCGTAACTGCTCCAACTGGCCTACCTCGGGCTACGAAGAAAAACCGAGTAAGCCAGCCGCCGGGGAACTTTGCAACGAGTGTAAGGCAAAGGAGAAGGCTGGAACCTGCACCAAGTAAGGGAAGTGCCTTATTCTCCAAGGAGGGGTATACCTTCGCCGAAATACCATTGAGCCTGAGTCTGGCTCAACACCAATAGGACGCGCCCATCCTGCAAGTGGATATACCCCTCCCTTCGCCCATGCCCACAGCATGAACCCCGCATGTTAATGCCCGCATCTTGTAGTGCCACAACAAGCGAGGCTATGCATTCGTCAACCTGGACTGCTTTCAGTTCATCTCGACCCGAGCAGTTCAGATCGGAGGGGACTACCGCCCGGATAAACTCTGTGCGGTTACACACAGCCTACCGCCCCACCCGAAACTGACCCACTACCGACGTACTTAAACAGCCACGCGGTCGCCACGAGGGATGCGCTCCGCTTTCTTGCCGGTGAAGTTCTCCCACCGGCTCACGATCACATCGCAATACGGAGGATCGAGTTCCATGAGAAAGGACTTGCGTCCGGCCTGCTCCGCGCCGATGAGAGTTGATCCGCTACCTCCGAACAGGTCCAGAACGTTCTCGCCCGGCCGCGAGGAATACTGCATCGCCCGAGCGGCCAGCTCCACCGGCTTCTCGGTCAGATGCACCATGCTCTGAGGGTTGACCTTCTTCACCGACCAGACGTCGGTGGCATTGGTCGGGCCTAACCACTGGTGCGCTGCGCCTTCTTTCCACCCGTAAAAGCACCATTCGTGATTTCCCATGAAGTCCTTGCGGGTGAGGACCGGATGTTCCTTGACCCAGATGACCGCTTGGGCGAAGTAGAGCTTGTTTGCCTTCAAAACAGGCGGATAGTTCCCGCAGTTGGCGTACCCCCCCCAAATGTAGAACCCCCGCCCGGGCTCGAGCACCCGGGAAATGTTCCCAAACCACGCCCGGAGCAAACGATCGAACTCCTCATCGGAGACGAAGTCGTTCATCAGCTGTCGGTCCTTGGGCCGCATCTTCTTGGTGGTGGGCTTATCCTTCCCCGGGTGGAGGGCGAGATCCAGGCTCTGGTGATGCGTCTTCGTAAACGAGCTGTTCCCGGCGGCGATCGCGTTGTTGCTGCGAGGCTCGACTTTGACGTTGTATGGCGGGTCAGTGTTTACCAAGTGGACCGTCGCCCCGCCCAGCAGGTAATCGACGTCTTCCACGCTCCCGCTGTCCCCACACAGAAGCCGGTGGTCGCCTAAGACCCACAGGTCCCTTGGCTGCGTGATCGCATCGTCGGGAGGCTCCGGCACCTCGTCGGGGTCGGTTAAGCCCGCCGTTCCAACGATCCCCGCCGCCAGCTTCTCAGCAAGCTCGTCCTCGTCGAACCCGGTCAGCTCCATGTCGAAGTCGGCATCTTGAAGCTCGGTCAATTCGATCGCCAGGAGAGAGTCGTCCCACTCGGAATCCTCGTGGGAACGATTGTCCATGATCCGATACGCCTTGACCTGTTCGGGGGATAGTCCCTCCGCCACATGGACCGGAATTTTCTCCAATCCGAGTTGCAAGGCGGCCAAGTACCGGGTATGCCCGACCACGATGACCATTTCGCTGTCTACGACGATCGGCTGCCGGAAACCGAACTCTCGGATCGAGGCGGCCACTTTGGCGATAGCTGCCTGATTTTTCCGGGGGTTACGGGCGTACGGAATTACCTTGGACGGGTGCATTAAGGCGACTTTCAAGGGGCCTCCAAACGAAGCGAAATCAATATTTTTGGAGAGTCTGTAACCAAGGGCCGGGGTCGCGGGGAACCCGCGATAAAAAGGCCCCGGAAGTACCTATGGGTTCTCTTTGATTGCTTGGTCCAGCATGCCTGCCATGACTGGCACTGCGATCTTGTTGACCATCTCTGTCGCTGTGTTGACCAAGTGAACGCGCTGCTTCTCGGGCGTCTGCGTGCGCAGAATGAACAGGGGTACAAGGGTTGCCAGTCGCCCGCTCCCCTGCCGCTGATAGATGATCTCGTTGCCAAACTTCGACTTGAGTTTGATCGTGTTCGGGATGTTCTTCGGACTCTTCGTTACAGCCAGCCTTGACCCGCGTTGCCATATCCTTGGCATTGCCAACGACGACGCCTTACGTGGCGTGATGATCGTCTTCGTTTCCTGTTCGATCAACCAGGGCGCGGTCGTCGATACCACGGCAGTCAGGTCGCTCTTGGTCGCCGCTTTGCGATTGATGCCGTACTTGGTGCCCTTCGTGAGCCAACTGCCACGAACGGTCAGCATCGATTGCGCGTTCCCCATCATCGCGTCCTGCGCCTGATCCGCGATCCCAGTCAGCGCACGTGCGACATAGTTCGGGATGCGATTGACGCCGAGGTCGCGTAGGTTTCTTACCAGTTCGTCGACGCCTTTGAGCTGGATCTGGATGTCCACATTCGCTCCATAGAAAAAGGCCGGATCTCCTTGTGAGGAAATCCGGCCATCGTGGGAGAGTGTTTCCCGACAGTTCAACCAGTGTAATGCAAAATTACACCATGCAAGGTGGGATCGGGAAGGGGCCAAAATGGACCATCGTATATCTGCGGGGGGGCAACAGGCGAGCCGTCAGCTTCAGCCTGTTGTTAGATTGCGGTCACATGCATTATTTATGTCTATCCTTCAATACACGTCAATCTATATGGTATACCTAATTCACCATTTTCCAAGAGAGGCGAAGTTAACATTTCGACAAATTTTGGATTAATAGAAAAATCATATTTCCCCTCCCCAAGATACTTCATTATGAAATATTTACCTCCATTACTTTTTACGGGCAATGTTACGACAGTTATATTATGGTCCTTCTTGCTTAAAAAAGACCAATATTTAACTGAACATGACTGATAATCGCAAATAAGTAGTTCTTTCCATTTATCATTCCAATCATTTGGTCGAAGGGAGTTGGAGCTATGCAACAATACCCGAGTGTCATTTGTAATAGTAGACCTTATAGATACTGCATCCCCTCTACACAAGCACGTTATAAAACCAATGTCTTTAAACTCCGGATCGTAAAGGATATATCTTGTGTCTTCCTGCCAACAAAGCATGTTTTTACTATCTATTGAAAGTCCATAAATCATTCCGCCAATATACTGGCTCATCATGTCGTAATGGATCCCAAATGACTGAATAATTGCCGTAGATATTGGTAGCATGCGTTCAATTGGCAGATTTCCTTTTGCCAATAGTGACAAAATAGCTTGTGTCATCAAACCATGAAATGGTTGGACACTCCCTATTTGCAAATATTCATCCCCCTGTAAAAGATTATGTGAGTCTTCCGTTTCCCATTTCACTAAATCTAGATGTCCGCCTATTGTGGTTGCGATGATTAAAGATACAGCGCGATTTTTTTCAAAAGGACCCAACGATTTGGCCATAGATTTAAACAATAATATAATATCGCTATTATTCCTAAGGTGTTCTTTTATAAATTTTATTATTTCTGTTGCCATCAATACATCTCCTGAAAAAGCTACAACAAAATTATTTGAAATTGGAACTATTTTTAACAAACCCTCCTCTACATAATACTCACCTGTAAATGGATGTGTTTCGCCGAAGCTAGATTGCGGCAAGGTAAGTGGAGTGCTTTTTGTTACAGCCGAGTCAGCCACGAGGAAAATAGAATCTTGATACTTCCACCCGACACAAAATGTCAAATTATTCGCCTCTCGTACATAGATCTCAGATCGTATCCATATTGGTCAATCTAGACATTATGGTGTGACCGGCCCCGTCGTGTATCTTCGTGGGTTAGTCGGGTGCGAACCCGACCAGAGCCACAATACAGGAGGGACCGGTCATGTCGAATTCTACCACCTGGGTCGGAATGGACGTCCACAAGGAAAACATTGTCACCGTCAGCATCTCCGGCGATTCGGGAACCGTCATGACCCGCTGGGAGACGCCGAACACGGCCAAGGGGAAGGAGCGGCTGGCGGGGCGTATCGCGGGGCTTGGGAAGGCACGGTGCGTCTACGAGGCTGGTCCCTGCGGCTACGACCTGCGGCGATTCCTCGACGGAAAGGGAATCCCCTGCGACGTGATCGCCCCTTCCCTGATTCCCACGCGGCCCGGGGACCGGATCAAGACGGACCGGCGCGACGCGGAGAAACTGGCCCGCATGCACCGCATGGGAGAACTCACCGCGATCTGCGTCCCCACGCCTGCCCAGGAAGCTTTGCGGGATCTCGTGCGTGCCCGGGAGGACGCCAACGAGGACCTCGTGCGTTGCCGCCACCGGCTGCAGAAATTCCTCCTGCGTCGAGGGCAACGCTTTGAAGGAAAATCGTGGACCCGGGAGCACTGGCGGTGGATCCGTGCGCTCACCTTCGATGACGCCAACGCCGGAACCGTCATGACCGAATACGTCTTGGCCGTGGACCAGCAACTGGAGCGGGTCGCAAGGCTCGACGCGCGGATCGAAGAGGAGGCGCAGAATCCGGGCATCGCACCCGCCGTGGCGCGATTGAAGACCTTGCGCGGCGTGCGCACGCTTACGGCGATGACGATCCATTCCGAGTTGATCGACCTGTCCCGGTTCGCTTCTCCCCGGGACCTGATGTCCTTCATCGGCCTGGTCCCTTCGGAATACTCCAGCGGCGGGAAACAACGGCGCGGATCCCTCACGCGGGCCGGGAACGCCCACCTCCGGCGTGTCCTGGTGGAGGCCGCCTGGCACTACCGGCACCCGCCGCATCGCACGGGGGAGACCATCCGGAAGCGACGCGAGGGACAACCTCCCGATGTGATCGAGACGGCGCGCAAGGCGGAGGTACGGCTGTACCGCAAATTCACCCGCATGGTCATGCGCGGCAAGCGAACGACCGTGGCCGCGGTGGCCGTGGCGCGGGAACTGGCGGGGTTTGTCTGGGCGATCGGTCGGATCTGAAGGTTTTCCGGGAGAACAAAGATCTTCGGGCTTTTGCGGTGGGTGCGGGGACGTGGGGAACGGAAGGAGAACCCTCGGTAGCGTTATGCGGCAGGGCGATCGTCCCCAACCCGCGCTTCTAGAGCGAGGCAGCTCCGGACGGATCATTGTCATGCGGTCAAACCCGCGCATATCAGCATGATCACCGTCGACATCGCCGCGCTCCGCCCCACCGCAAAAGGAAAATAGGAGAGGCGTATCGAAAAACCACTTGACGCCGGTCACACCATATCAACGCTCAGGCTAAGCTGCGGGGCCTCACGATCTCCCGCAGGGCAGCCGTCAGCTCCAGCCTGTTGTTAGACGGTAGCATCCAAATTATTTTTAAAATAAAAATGGAACTTTGTAGCTGAATTTTCTACAATAGTTTTTATATATAGTGGAATGCCGCCCCAATCAACCCTAAATAATAATTGATAATTTCCAACAGGTATCTCTTTTTCACCTATTTCTGCATACGTAATACAATTAAATTCAGCCTGTTCGCCACTTCTTCGAAGAGTATAACTAAATATATCAATATACTGAGTCGCATGAGGTGCCAAATTAAAAATGGGCGAATTTGTATTACTTCCCATTACCCGCAAGCAAAGACCAGGAAAGAAAATATTAGAGTCCCCAATCTCAACTTTATCTAAAACCACTTTTATATTATGAATATCTGACAGACTTTCATTAAATATTCCAAAGCGATATTGGCATTGCTCCCATATATTTGCATTTGGATCACCATGATAATTAAATTCTTGATACCACGGACGCTCTTTAACATCAGAATATACTAACTTTAGCATCGGCTTTAAGTTATTATAAAGATCATTGTGCTTGTGATGTGCTTCCTGCCAGACCATAAAACATGAAATAAACAACATCAATAATATTAATAGACTAAATTTAGGCCAAGACAGCGGAGTGCCATACATATGTTCAATTATTACCAATGTGGCAATTATTACACTTCCTGTAAGCAATAATTTAAGGTTTTTAAAAACAGATTTAAAAAATATCCATATATCTTTAAACATCATTCCCTCACTCACGGCTAAGCGTCTAACTCTCAGGCTAAGCTGAGGGCACTCAGGAAGTTCACCAGGTGAGCCGTCTGCTTCAGCCTGTGGTTAGCCAGCGTCAATATCAATCACTTGCCTACTATAATTAACAATATAATGCCTCCTACAACTGTAACAACAATACCGATTAATATCTGCGACCCATACTTGTCCCAAAATACTCGTAACTTAGAAACCTTCATTTCTTGTTTATCAATAGGTACTGTTGGTGGTACAGGTTCGGGAAAAGTGCCTGATAGCTCTAAACAGAATATTGCCGACGCCTCTGCAATTCTATCTATACGGCCAGTATAAATAAAACCAAGTGAATCCCCTTTTTTATCAAAATGTTCGCCTGGATAATCAGTCTTCATACTCCTACTGATCCGCGCCACACCCTTATACCAACATATAGCCGGATCGGGTTCACCCACAACATCTTGAGGCGGATCAGGAGTTTCTTGAAGGGAATTTCTAAGCTTTTCGCCTGCTATCCTTGCAATGGCCTCGAAACGCTTAATTGGATAGGGGTCATTACTCCCAACAACGCTCCAATAATCGCCAGCACTTCCCCATTGTCCGTCAACGCGCGTAAATTTCAGAACCGGTTCTAAATCTCGAAAGTTAGATTCCAATTCTCTCCATGAAGGCATTAAATTCTCCTAATGTCTGTCTAACGCGTATTAGGCTGCTTTTCCGCTGCCTATCGTGACGCTGGGCACATCAACACGTCAATAAAAGAACCGCGATATACGAGGAGGGCGACAACGAGTAGACCTGTGTCCCGGAGGTTGTCGTGATAGCAGGGTGTCGTGGACAGGATCTTCGTATCGCGGTATTTCAGGGGACATCGAACCCCCATAGTCGAACCGCGTTAAAGACCAATGAGCCGACGCTCAGGGAAGTATAACGGAACCTCTCGTTCCCATCAAATCATTCTGCGGTTGGAAAACCGTAAGATATCAGGCGGGAATAGTAATTCCGCAGATCGGGCATTTCTTTAAAGCCCGATGTTCCACCCAGGCATCCAGCGCCTCCGGAGACACGTAGATCGTTCCCCCCCGCCTGTTCGCCGGGAAATCGGGGTATCGCTTCAGATACCGCTTCAACGTACTAACACTCACCCCGAGTGCATTTGCCACCTCCTTCTTTCCGACGAGCCAGTCACTCAACGGAATAACCTCCATCCCTTAGTTCCCGCCGAAGCCGTCGAATATCCGCCGCGCACTTCCCCCGGAAGACCTCCGGTATCGCCTCCCACCGCATCCCCGACAGGTACGCCGCCATGTACCCGGATCGGTCGCACCGCTCGACGAGCAGCGCGATGTCGATACAGTAGTGAAGTCGCTCGTTGGAAAAGTCGCACTTGATCGGAGCCGGAGGGTCCTTGCGATACTTGACGGTCGACGGGGCCTGGACCAGCGTCCGAAGTTCGGCTGCTCGCATGAAGTGTCCTCTCGGCGATCGAGGCATCTATACCGCCTCCCTGTTTTGCCCGATCGTTGCCATTTGATTACTGCCATGGCTACTGTCTTTATTTATATAGACCTCATGGCAGTGTGGCAGTAATCGCCGAACCCTTGAATTTTCAATGAGTTGCATTCCTGTCGCCCTCCCCGACACATCATGGCAGCATGGCAGTAATCCCAACTGGCCGGTAAACATCAGCATTTGGGTGACCCCGTATCGAGCTCGCTTGCCAATGGCAGTAATCCCCCAACGGGATAGAGCAGGACGGTGCGCCCCTGCTGGACTCGGCAGATGAGTTTCTGTGCCTCCGCCCGATCAATGGCCCGATAGATCGTTCGGTCCCCAGCGCCGGTTCGGTTCGTAATGCGACGGAGGAGGTCGCCTGTCCGGATCCCAGGGTCCATCTCGACCGCCTCGCGAATGATCTCCACGGGAACAACAGCATCTTCACCGACCGGCCGAAAGCAAAGTCGACCGTCCATTTCCAGAATGAGCGGCCGCATCGGTGGGTGACCTCGAAGTTTTGTGAAGTGCAGGGTCTTGAGGAATCGTCCCTCGCTCTTCTTCTCCTCGAGGACGAGCACCACATCGGCGAAATCGACCTTTGCACCGCTCCCCCGGGGGGTCGGCGGCCCCACTTCGCCGCGTCCTCGCGCCTCGCGTAGAGGTTTCGTCGTGTGGTCGAGGATGAGGACCGAGCACCCGGTCATTCTCATGAGGGTCGTCAGGCCATCGAGGGCCCGGCGAGTTTCCGCGGAGTCGTTCTCACTCTTGAGGCTGAAGAAGTTCAAGAAGGAATCGAGGACGACGATCCCCGCCCCGGTGCGACCGATCATCCCCTCTAGTTCGGAGAGCCCCGCCGGAATACCAAGGTCGAGCTTCCGCTCTGGGAAAGCGAAATGGATGCTCCGGAGATTTCCGCCCATGGCGTTGAAAATGATCCCGAGCCGCTTTTGGACAAGTGGCCGCGGGTTCTCTCCATCGATATAGAGGACCGTCTTCCGGGCCGCCTGCCATCCCAGGAAAGAGAGTCCGGCCGAATGAGCCGCCGCCTGGTTCATGGCGAGCGATGTTTTCCCCACGCCTGCGAATCCGGCCAAGATGATCCGGGCCGGGTCGGGCATGATCGGATCGATCAGGGTCCGAGAGGCATCCATCTTCTCGGCGACGAATTCGACACCGGAGACCAAAAGGGTCGGCGGGTTCTGGCGGTGTTCGGCTTTCCCAATCGACTGGACAACCTGAAGCAGTTCCTTTTCACTCAACGGCGGGCAGTTCTTCTTGTTCCATTCCCGTATGACGGCTATCACGGCGGCTTCAGATAGCCCTTTCCTAAAGAGTTGTCCAGCCACTCGGGTGGCCGTTGCATTCCGGGTGCCCTTCGCCGCCCCGGGCGGGAGACCGTCGCGGGTGGATTCATTGGAGGCGGTCGGAGGAGCTCCATTGCCATTGCTCCGATCAACGAGAGGCCATACCCACTCGGGAAGCTCGGGTAGATCCGGAACCATCCAGGGCGGGATCTGCCACCCGTACTTCTTCCCTGATGGGTGAATACTCGGAGGGATAACGATGTAACCACCGTCGCCCCGTACGTCAAGGCCTGGGAGAAGCCGAGCCCCATTGCGAATCTCACGATCAGGATGCCTGAAGAGACAATGGCAGCCTTTCCCCGTCAGGTTCGTTGGGATCGCGCCGTAGACGTTCTTCTCCTTCCGGAGCGCATATCCTTCCTCGCCATCAAAATCCAGCGCAACGAGTCCTGAAATCTTGCCGGTCACGAGCCCCCAGTTGCAGCCGGGGAATTTATTCTTCCACTCCTCGCGCTCTTCCCACCCCGCTCTGCGCTGTTGATACTCGGCCCAAGAGATAAGAGGTTTCTTCCCGCGAGCTTCGATTGGGATGATCGAAACCGTATCGGCCCATGCCTTGGCGTCCAACCTCACGCTCCCTTCAGAAACGGCCTAAGGAGATACCAGCAGATCAACGCCCATGTCAGGGGAGGTGGAAGCGCACCACTCCACGAAGCGACAACGTGATAAAGAAGGAAATTTTTCAGCCTCCTCCTCATCCCACCCTCCTCATGTCTGGAATCTTCGGCTGGACCACTTCGGTTTTCGCTTCTCTGCTGGTTTTTCCCCTGCCACTCGAACTCACGCCACCCTTGAGAAAATCAACGACCATGTCCGCCACGCCCTCGACCAACTCATCGACATCCGCCGGGGAGAGCGTTCCGAAATGACGTTGGATGACTGTTTCCGACTCAGACGTATGACCCACAAAGGGGGGCAATAATGCGTACCAAACCTCGACCGTGTGCCGATCGTGGACGAGTACTTTCTTCACAAGTAGACGGAGAAGGTGTTTCTTTTTTGGGTTCGTCCCTGCCGCGATCAACTGCTCGAGGTTCTCGACGAAAGAGGTGACCATTTCCAAATCGATGGCTGGCAGCTCCAGACGATTTCGGCGAGTTTCCAGATCCCGCCTCTCGGCCTCCAAACCAACCAACCGAGCTTTAAGGTCCCCAACCTTCTCGCTGCACATCTCGGCCATTAGCTTCCCGGTTTCGAATGCTTCGAAATAGCGGTCGATGGCCCCCTGGGCCTTCGCCACCTGGTTCTCGAGCCAGGCGATCTCTTTCTCCAAATCTGGTTTCGCGGCAACAAGCCCCTTGTTGGCCTCTTCCCGGACCCGAGCGATAAACGGTTCGTCCCGGAACATGGCCTTGATGTCCTGAAGGATCGTTGCTTCGACGTGGTCAGCCCGAATGTAATCCTGATCGCACTCACGGGTGTTCCAGCGCTTGGCGCAAAGGTAGTACGGGAACCTGCGATCCTTCTTGTGGGTGCTGACCCCGACCATGTGACTCTTGCACCGGGAACACTTAATTACCCCAGCGAGCAGACGCTCATCGCCGTTGTCGAACCGGCGGCCACTCAGGCTTTCGACGCGGTCCTTCAGGATTCCTTTGGCCTTGTCATAGAGGACCTCCGATACGACGGACTCGTGGGTGCCCTCGTAGATCGCATCGCACCAGCGGACCTTGCTGACATAGACGGGGCTCTTGATGATGTGGAGAATGACTCGCTTGTCCCACGCCTGACCGGTCCGCTTCCGGTAACCGGCCTCGTTAAGCTTGTGGCAGATCGTGTGCACGCCCTGCCTACCAAACGCGTACATCTGAAACATCTTCCGAACGACAATTGCCTCGTCCTCTTTAACGACCAGACCTTTCTCCGGATCAAGTTGGTAACCGTATGGCACAACGCCTCCAACCCACTTTCCGCTCTTCGCCTTTTTTTCCATCCCGACTTTCGTTCTTTCAACGATGGTGGCGTGTTCGAATTCGGCAAAGACGCCGAGCATTTGCAACATCATCTTTCCGGCGGCGTTGGCCGTGTCGAACGGCTCGGTGATGCTCCTGAGGATGACGCCATGCTTTGCGAGCTCATCCACCATCTGGGCAAGCTCCCGGACCTTACGGGAGAGGCGGTCGACCCGGAAGACGAGGAGGACATCGAAGGCTTTAGCCTCAGCGTCGAACAACATTTCTTCGAGGCCCGGCCGGTTCATGTGCGTGCCGGACTCCGTATCGCGATAAATTTTCTGGAGCCGCCAATCGTCGCCGTACTGGGCCCGACAGAATGCTTCGAGCCGATCGCTTTGCGCGCCGAGAGAGAACTTCTGGTGATCCTCGTCGGTCGAAATGCGAGTGTAGAAGGCAATTCGGGTTGCTTGCCCATCCCTGCTTAAGTTCTTCGACTTGACCAAAGTGTCGTTCCCGTAGCCCTGCCACGCAGAATTTTCCTAATTCTTGCCCATCCAAAATCTTCATTGAAGGGTGTGAAAAGAGGACGATAGTGTGCTGTAAATGCTTGTGGGGTAAGGGGTTAACGGAAGGATGGGATGTGAAAAATTCACACCATTTGCAAGGAAACAATAAAACCGGCCATGGAGGGCCGGTTTCGAATCATGCGAACGGAAGGTTGGTTAGCCGCTTACCATTTTGAAGAGTGCAGGAAGACTTGGGATAAGAATCTGCGTCTCATTGGGCTGGAGGCGGATGCCGTATAACCTCTTCTTGTCTTTGTCCTTATGGTCGTCCGTGAGGAGATTCTTGAGGTTCTTTTCCTTTTCGATCTGGCGGACGAATTCTCCCCACATCTTTTGCACGCGGTATGCAGGTTCGCCTTGGTCCTTCCCTGAAAACTGCAGGTATCCTTCGGTCCTCCATTTCTGCAGCTCTTGTATAACGTCGTCTTTGCTCACGACGGTTATATGTTCTCCGTCGAAGTTAAGCGCGCGCGGCGACCCAAATAACAGGTACGTGAAAAACAACTGACGCGGGCCGATCTTCTTGTTCACGAGCACATAACGTCCGCTGCCCACAATCCGCGCCAGCAAGTTTCGATTGGCCTCACCGTCTTTAATTTCGTCGAGGGCCAGTACCGGTATTGGCGGCATCCCTTCGCTTGTTAGTTGTCGCTTATACTTCTCTTCCAGCGCCAGTATGAGTAGGCAGGAATCCGGCACTTTGCCACCGTTGATTTCCTCTGCATAATCCTGAATCCCCTTGGTGATGACGCCGAAGATTTGCGCTGCGTGACGCTTGTAGAGATCCAGGATGTTAGAAGCCGCCTCATCCACCGTATAGCCCTTTATGTTCCGGGTTACTCGGTTCACCTCCCCGAATTCGGAGAAGAAGGACATGTCGGGCATATCCTTGATCCGCTTGGCTGTCCGAACGTAAGACTCCAGCATCGTCCGACTCTCGCCCGGCTGTCGCGCTCCTTTGAGGAGATCAACTTCGTACATCTCCTCCGGATCTTCATCATCCGAGCAACCGGTGGATAGTGTGGCAAATCGTCGGTCTATGCATTGAGAGCAAGTGCCGCAGTGGGTCTTAATGTTTGTCATTTCGAATACGCGCGTGCAGCTCACGGAATTCTTGAGCAGTCGGCCGCATCCGGCTTCGCGTATCGACTGAACCACGTCTGCCCTAGTCTTCCATATGAACGGATTCTCCACGGTGAACGGACGTTGGAAGAGAGAACCGAAAAGCTGTGAAAAACCGTTTAGGACCTGGGGATGAGTCGTTCGAGTTGCCCGACTTCCGACGATTTGCGCCGAGATCGGAAGGTTAATGCTCACCGGCCCGTTCTCATAAAAACGGATCCTCCAGAGGTTGAAGATCCGTGCCACCACGACCGCCAGCGATGCATAAAGAAACGATCGGGTCCGCTGGGAGAACTCCCTTCCCAGCTTTTTTTCCTTATACACCCAGACAGGAACGTGGAAAGGTTTAGTTGCGCAGAACTCTCCAAGAGTCTGTAGGAGGCTCTTTTGTCGGCTGAAGATCTTCGGTGCGGAACGGTGGCTAACCAGCGCAACCTTTCGCTTCTCGACGACGGCTTCCCGGACGGCTCCCCCGAGGGAATCGATACCCCCCGAGAACAGGACGACTTCCTCTGCCTTAAATCCCGTGGCTCCATCGGCACCGAAGTCCAAGTACTGCAACAACTCAGGCGGATTAACTGCTTTCTCAAAGTTGAACTCGTATTCGTCATCCGAAAGGAATCCCAACGTGTCGCACAGCGGCGTTAAGACGGCGTCGGATGACCACAACTCGGGTGCCCTGACTGGTATGCGAAACCGAAATCGGCGTCTCCACTTGGCTCCGTGATCGTCGGCATCGTTCTCGCCGCGGGTGGTCGCCTGGTCAGCACAGTAGACGTAGCTTGCGATCTCCAGAAGGTCGACCAAGACGGGAGGTATGTTCGCCACCATCCGAGAGCTAATGTCACTGATCTTGAGCGTGACATTCGGGGCTTTCCCCCAGAGTTGCAGGCCGACCGTCCTCCTCGTTTTGTCTTCTGGCCTTGTCAGGTTTCCGCAAAGCACAACACGCTCTCTAGCCATGAGCGTGTGCTCCTCTAGCCAATTCCGCGCGGATCTTTTTCAGCGCGACATAGACGAAATCCGCGGTCTTCTGGGGAGTGATACCACCTTTAAAGTTCGTTTTCGAAAACCACCCCCCGGAGAACCTCTCGACGATCAGAGAAGCTTCGCGGCAATGCAGATCGAGAGCTTCATTGAACTTGACGTGCTCGGAGACATTGGCGAATCGACCATTCCCGCCCACGTAGTTGGAGAGCGTTCGGCTCAGAAAATAAGTCAGGTACTTTCTACTGAGGCGTGCGAAAAAATCCCGTGCCAGTACGCTGAATTGTTTGTTGGTGGAGAAGGTCTTGAAGGCCCGCTGGACGTCGACCGTAGTGGTACCGAACAAGCTTTCGGTTTTGGGCATCCCGAGTGCAGTGATAGTCTCGACTGCCGCCATTTGGGCCATCTCGCCGAGGTCGGTCCGGCCACCGTTGCGGCGCAGATGCGCATCAACGGCCTCGGTAAAAGCTCCCGTAACCTCTAACAGGCTGGCGGCGTCAGATACCTCAAGCCCGAGATTTCGAAGACTTGAAACAAAATTCTCACCACGAGCAGCTATTGGAATTTGGGTAAGAAGCCACACTGCATATACAAGACCACGGTCTTGCGCTGCCTTAGCAAGCCCCCCCTGTGAAGCTTCCATCGTGGCAGCAGCAATCTCGGGTGTTCCTGCACCGCCGCCAATCAGGTCGAGAACCTGAATCCACTTTCGAGTACGGGGCAGATTTCCGAGGCTGTTATGACCCATTGATATCCTTGCTCCTGCTGACCTACTAAAAAATGCCCTCCTGTACCCTATCGACCCTAAGACAAACAAACTATTGCAAATAAAGCAATATCAGAAGTTCCTCCTTGGTTCCCATTTCTATGTAGAAGCTCGGCCACAGAACCGGGAATAAGGAGGGATTTGCCTTGAATCCGGGCGCCCCCCGAGGTAGGAGTGTCAGGGCTTACAGGAGATTAATGTGAATAAAAATAAACAATTAAGTGGAAACGGACAAACTCCTCGCGTTGCTTTCTACACCCGCATCTCGACAGACGAGGACCACCAGAAATATTCCCTCGGAGCACAGTCGGAGCGGTTGGAAGCGTTCTGCAAAGCCCAATTCGGCGACCAATGGCGGCTCCATAAAATCTATCGGGATACCGTATCCGGAACTCACATGAACCGGCCTGGCTTGGAGGAAATGCTCTACGACGCCACGGCCCAATCCTTCGATGTCCTCCTGGTCTTCCGCGTGGACCGCCTTTCCCGCAAAGTACGCGAGCTCGCACAGATGGTGGACGAACTCACCAAGTTCGGAGTCACGCTCAAGAGCATCACCGAGCCGTTTGACACGGCAAACGCCGCCGGAAAGATGATGTTGCAGATGCTGGGCGTCTTCGCCGAGTTCGAACACGCGACCATTGTGGAGCGGACCAAGGTCGGAATGGAGAAGAAGGCCAAGGGCGGTCAATTCGTGGGCGGGAACGTTCCCTACGGCTTCACGTTGGACCCAGAAAAGGGATTGATCATCAATGAAGAAGAAGCGCTCATCGTCCGCAAGATGTTCCAGATGTACGCCTTCGGCAGGGAAGGTGTGCATACGATCTGCCACAAAATGAACGAGGCAGGGCACCGCAAGCGCAGCGGAGAGAAGTGGGACAAACGGGTGATCCTGCACATGATCAAGAATCCGACTTACGTCGGGAAGATCCGCTGGCGCGAGGTGGTCTACGACGGGAATCACGACGCCATCATTTCGGAGATCCTCTTCGACAAGGCTCAGGCGCTCTTGAAGGATCGTGTTGAGAGCCTGAGCGGACGCCGGTTCGAAAATGGCGACGAGCGCCTCCTTTCCGGGACCATCAAGTGCGCCCGCTGCAAGGGCCATATGGTGGGGGTCACGACCCACAAGAAGGAGCGCAGGTACCCATATTACCTCTGCGCCAAGCGCTGGAACACCCATGACTGCGATCAGGATTATGTGCGGGCCGACTACCTCGAGAACGCGATCATTCAGGACGTCAAGACAATGTACCGGGATGAGCGATTCATCGCCCAGGTCTGGAAAGAGGCGAGCAAGCTTGTTGGCAAGGAGAAACCAGCCCTAGAGAAGGAGATCACCAGGATCGAGTACCAAGCGGCGAGGATCCAGGCAAGGATAGATCGGTACTTTGAAGCCTTCGAGACCGGGTCCATGAAACCCGACCTCTGCAACCAGAAGGTCCAGGATCTCAAGGCGCAGTTGCAGGAACTTGAGGTCGAGAAGAAGGACCTGGAAGCGCGGAGGGAGCGGCTTGAACTTACCCCCGTGGACCGGAAGATGCTCTCAAGACTGGTGGTCGAATTTGAGGAAACGATGGAGAAAGGGACCAACCAAAAAAAGAAGCACCTTCTCCGCCAGGTGGTGAAGAAGGTGCTTATCCATGATCGGCGTACTGTCGAGATCTGGTACGGGTTACCGAACCGGAACTCGGTTAGTACACCGGGACATTTGGCTCCCTGGGCAGGACTCGAACCTGCAACCTAG